TTACTGCCCCTCAAATTTCTGCTGAGGAACATGTTGCTATGCAAGCTGCCTTTCAACCGTGGGTTGATTCAGGCATTTCTAAGACTATTAATTTTGCTCATGATGCAACCCTTGAAGATGTTCAAGTAGCTTATATGGAAGCCTGGAAATTAGGATGCAAAGGAATTACCATTTATAGGAATGGGAGTAGGTCAAAGGAAGTTTTAGTTACTGGTCATATTGAGGCTAAGTGTGAGTGTGATGATCCGATAATAGTTGCAGAAGGTGGATGCGTATCTTGTAAAAAGTGTGGGTGGAGTGCTTGTGAAATTTCTTAAAAGCTACTTAAAATCTTATAAGGCTACATTATTTTCAGGGGTAATGGTTGGGTTTGTATCTATTCATACTTTAGAAGATATACTATTGATGTCTATAGGCAGATTCGTTCCATTACCGTTGTTAGCTATGTATGCTTTAGGACTAATTATATCGTGGTTATTGATGGGGTGTCTAGTAAATAGATTTGTTAAACATACGCATTAAGAGGAGGAGTATAGATGTTAGGAAATATGTTAAGAGAAAGGGAGTCCCAGTATATTGCAACTAGAGATACAGGTACTAATACATGGCGTATTCTAGATACATGGCATGATGAATTGCGAGAAATGAGTCCAGAGGATGATATTCCAGACGATAGTGTTGCTGTAACTATTATAACTGAGGGAGGGTTCATAGCTTTAGTAAAAGAAGCATCTAGATTAGGAGTTTTACAGAATGCAACGGCTTCCTTTATACCAGTAGATACTAGGGAACCGGAAGAGTATGGAAATGAACTTAAAGAAAAGGAGGAAGAACTTGCAAAAATGCGAGAAAAAATAGTAAAATATGAAGAGGAGATAAGTACTCTTCGTATATCTGCTTCTAAGTCAGAAGGAACTTTACTAAAGGAGTTGGCTATGGAAACTCTACTGAAACTAACCCTTTCTTCTGATATTGAAAAATTAATTAGTAAGGATTAGATATGAAATTATCAGAATATCTACCTGAAATCCCTGCCCTAGCTCAACAAATGACTGATTTGAATCAGCAAATTGGTATGTTTCAATTGATGAAAGCAGGAGAAACAGGTACTGCTCCTACGATGGGATTAGACCATGTGGTGAATACTTGGGTACGTCATCAGATGGCATATCGTCAACAGCTTGTAATGGATATCCAAACCATTTCTATGTCTGTTGAGGAGATTCGTAGCCCTGTGAGCCATATTACCGGGGAGGTTTTTAGGCGGGGTTTGGAATGGGTACCCATTAAAACAGACCCAGATCATGAACAAAAAGAACGTTTTTCTTCTTTTATGAAGGACTGTAATGTATTTGATCAGAGTTTAGAAGAAGTTCTAAAACAGTTTCATTATGATGTTAATACTGTAGATGATGGATTCTTATACCTAGCTAAAGAATATAAAACTATGGATGATGATACTCTGCGGTCTAAAATTGTAGAAATCCGTAGGCTTAATCCCGCTCTTGTAGAATTCGATTTAGATGTTGCTGGCTTACCTAAGAATGCCCATTTTCTATGCCCTATCCATAGGGATGAAGTTCAAGATACTCCCCAAATATGTGACCATCCTGGTTGTAAGCGGGTATGCCAAGCAGTTATGTACAAATACTATCATAGGAATAAACATATCTATCTATTTGATAGTGAAGTTATTCATGTAACTAAGTTTTCTCCAAGTGAAACCTATGGGTGGAGTCCTATCCTTACAATCTTTGAGAAGGCTCTTACTCTTATTGGTATGGATAAAAATTTATATAGGTACTTCTTTGAACGTAAAATGCCAGCTTCTATGATTATGGTCTTTACAGATGACCCTGAATCGTTGAGGCGTGAACGGTCTAATTTAGCTGCTCAGACTCGACTTGATCCTAACTTTGTTCCTATGGTAGCTGTATCAGCTAGGAATAATAGGGGTAGAGTTGATATGGTTAGGTTGTTCCATACGCTACAGGAAATGGATTATCTGCCTGTACGTCAAGAAGTACGGGAACGTATAGCTGCTATGTGGGGGGTTACTCCTGCGTGGCAGGGCGCACCAGAAGCGTTTGGTGGCCTCAGTACCCAAACTCAGCAGTTAGTTGTAATGAGTAGGGTAGTAGAGGGTGACCAAAGAATGTTTCACGATAAGGTATTTCCTATCCTACTTGATGCTTTTGGTATCACAGATTGGAAACTTATCTTGCCTACACCTGAAGAAAAGGCAGAAGCCACTAGAATCAGTTTTGCACAACAACGAGTTTCTGTCGCTAGTCAGTTGAATCAAATGGGCTTTACTGTTAAACTGAAAGACCAAGGAATGGATATGGAAAGTATAGCCTTCGTTATTGAAGGGGATTCCGTACCTATGTCTCAGTTGCAGGGCGAGTCTCAAGCACTACAGATTGAACAGACTATGCAACAAATGGAACAAATGGAGCAGCAACAGCAGCAGCAACAACAAATGATGCAGCAGCAACAGGGTATGGCACAACCTGAAGGTGGAGAAGAAGGAGGTGAAGAAGTGGATGACGATGAAGTGGTACAAGGACAATTAGCCCAAGCTGAAGCAGAGCCAGATGAAGATGCGGATGAAGACCTCAACGAATCAGACCAATATGATGAGGCTTAAATGGTTGAAGTATTATTAAAAGTACAGTCAAAAGACCCCCTAGAATTAGACCAATTACCTTCAGGCCAACGTAGGTATATAGATAATAACGAAGTTGGTGAACTGAGGAGTAAAGGGTTCAGAATTTATACTGGGGCTAGGGAAGGTCTGTACATTGATGCTACGGCTGAATGGTTAAAGACTCATGGTGAAAAGGATAACGAACCTATTACAGACCCCGATAGCCCATTTTTTGGTCTAGTACCCCATCCTGAGCATGGTCATAATGTATATGAGTATGAAAATGGGGAGAAAGCTACTGAGAAAGATGCGCCTAAAGGTGAAGATGGTAAACCATTAAAACCTAAAAAAGATAAGAATGGGAATGATATAATTGTAGAACATAATCATACTCGTAATAGGGGTAATCTAAGTATTCCTCCCGATGCTAAAGATGTTCACGTATCTTTAAAGCCTAATTATCCTGTTCAAGCTAAGTGGAGACATCCTAAAACGGGGGAACTACGCACTAGTTATAGTCATGCCCGTGCCAAAGAATTAAAAGACAATCATTGGAAGGAGTATAGAGCGAATAGACGAGATATACAGAAAGGGGTAAGGGCATTAAGACGAATGAATGCAGAAGACCTTAGTGAAAATCCTACGGATGCTTGCCTAGCTCTAGTGGGTTTACTGGGAATTAGGCATGGAGGCGACGAGCGTACTCATGAAGATGGAGAACCTACTGGATCTGGGGCTATAGATTTAACCGTGGGGGATATCAAAGTAACTGGAGATTCTATGGTCATAACTTTTCGGGGTAAACATGATAGACCCCAACGTTTTGTGAAACGGAATAGAGCAGTTGCAACTGCTATACAAGCTCTTTCGGAAGGGAAAGAATCTACAGATAAAATATTTAATACTAACAATAGAAGAAATGCCCGTAGATTAAAAGAACTTACTGGAAATGATGAGGTTAAGGTTAAAGATTTAAGAACGGATTATGCAAATTATACGGCTAAAGAAGCTATAGCTCAGTATTTTGAAGGGGATTTTGATAAACCATTTGAGACAGAGAAAGAATTTAAGAAGTTTCAAAATGATATAGGACTAGCTGTGGGAATGGCTTTAGGGCATAAGAAAAAGGTGAAATCTAGAAATAGTGCTGGTAAGATTCTATATGAAGCAGATGGGAAAACTGCTAAAACAGAGTTTGAATTTCATGGTGGCGAAGCCATATCTAGTTATATTGACCCAGAGATGTGGGAGCCTTTTAGACCTAAACAAGATATACAAAATGCTCACACTCCTGATTGGCATGAAAAAACTCCAATGGAAGAACGAGATATAGATGAATACTTTGAGGCTAGGAAACGTAAGGGAGAGAATAGACAATGGGGAATTAGAGAATTTGGGGGTCAACGTAAGCCCCTCGTAAAAACTTGGATACAATCTTTATCAGACCAAGGGTTTGCGGCTCCTGTAATTAAACAAGCTACGGCTCAACAGATGTGGTTCTTAAATAATGGGATAGATTATGTAGGTACATTTGGATTAAATGGGGATGTGTTTATAGAAAAAGCTACATTCAAACCCACATTTAATCCTCCAGGTATTTCGTATAATCCCGCAGGTCGAAATAGACCTAAGAAAGAAAATAAGGATGTTCAGTCATTTGACTTGGATGAATTAGATGATATATAAGTAGAGGTCAGCTATGTCTTTAGCAGATAAATTAATGCTTATTGGCATGTATATTGCAGCTACAGCAGATGTAGTAATAGCCATTGGAATTTTTATACTTATATTTTGTGTATTATAGGAGGAAAATATGTCACACCCAAAACGAGTAGGACATTTAGTATTAAATGTT